GATTCATTTCACCTAAACCTTTATAGCGTTGGATTGTATCTGGTTTGGAATCATCTAGAGTTTTCATTAACGTATAAAGACTAACTCGTTTACCATCAATTTGATAACCTTCGTCTTTATAGTTTTCATTAATGCTATCTCCGATTAAACGATAGCAATCCTTTAGCATATTGGAAGTAAAGATAAGAGTTTGAACTTTATCTTTAGCTAGACCATCTACTACAAGACATCCATTCTCTTCTCTTACGGAGAGATATGGATATTCTTTGTTGATAGCTTTCTTAATACCATTCAATGGAGTTTTTCTTGTAATAAGTTTATACAACGTTTCCATTAACTCTGGATCAGTTGCATAGTCTTGACACAAGATATCCATATTTTGAAGGTAATTGAAATTCTTATTCAATAGACGTTCAATTTCTTTACCATGGAATGGAGTACCATCCCATTGTGTGATTACATGATTCTTAGCGAATAATTTATAGATATATTCGATATAATCGGATTTATCCGTAAAGTATTGCATGTTGCTAAGGTAATCATCTTTAGTAACCATACGTTTGTTCTTTTTCTTAATACCATACAATGGTGGAATAGCAGCGTATACACGACCTTGCTCTACCAATGGACGGTAATATACCAAGAACATTTTTAACAACAAAGAACGGATATGAAGACCATCAGTATCGGCATCGGCTAAGAATATAATCTTATCAAATTTACATTTGTCTGGATCGCATGCTTTACCAGCACCACATCCTAAGATAGTATAGATAGCTTTGTTTTCTTCATTATCGAAGAAGTCTTTACGACTACATGTCATAGCATTCTTTACTTTACCACGAAGTGGGAAAATACCTTGACAGCTATGGTCAATTGCAGTACGACATGGATTCAATGCTGAATCCCCTTCTACCAATATGAATTCAAGATTCTTCTTACCAGTTGGTTTACCATACTTGGAAGGAAGACCTGTGAATACTGATACTTGAGATTTCTTTAACGTATCAATCTTCTCTTTGGTTACGTTCAAACGTAAGGTAGCGGCAGCTTTAGCATGGTTAGAAATTCTAGACACACCATCAGCGTTCTTTTTACACCATTCATCTAATGCTAGTTTAACTAGGTCTTTGATAAATGGTTCTAAGTCAGCATTAGAAAGAATTTCTTTAGCTTGACCAGAGAACATTGGTTCAATATGGAATGCAGAGATTACACCTTTGAAACCGGATTTGATATCATTATTAATGACAGAAATCTTACTGGAATTATTGAATACAAATTTATTCAAATAATTACGGAAATAAGTTGCTACTGCATCAACTAAAGCAGATACGTGAATAGATTGGCTGATGGTAGGACACATATTACCGAAGGAGATTACTTCTTCAGAACTGTCGATATCATCAGCACCCCAAGTAAATGCAATTTCTGCACGCATTGTTTTTTCTGGATTCATACCAGAGATATAGATAGGATCACATACACGTTTCTTAGTCATTGTATCTAAGAATGTAAGGATACCTTTCTCATTCACTAAACGTTTTTCAATTACTTGACCACGTTTAGTTACACCTTTGAAGTTTACAATAGCACCAATTTTCATCAATGGTACTAAAGTACTGATAAGATTAAGTACGTCATCGCATGTTGTAGTGATTTCACCCATAATATCATAACAAGGTGAGAATTCAATTCTAGAACCTTGACGATTTTCTTTATTAGGTTGGCTAACTTCACCTTTACTCCAAGGGAACCCTTCAATGAATTCCATGTGTCGATGTTCAGCTTTACCACTTGGAGAAACTTCTTTACATAAGTAGCTATCTACAATAAAGCGACTAGACAAAGCATTGGTAACTTTAGCACCAACACCATGACGACCAGAGGAGAATTCACCTGTACCTTTTTCTTTATCAAAGTTAGATGATGTATTTGGTTTTGTGAAGATACGTTCGATATTGTCGAATGGAATACCACGACCATTATCCATACTTACGAAAGTATTTGTATCTTCATAATATTCAGTCCAAATTTCAGTACACGGAGATTTATCTTTCATTAATTCATCCATGGAGTTCTGAAATACTTCACGGATCATATTAATAAAACCTTTATCTCCAACGTAACCAATATATTGACCTGGAGTTTTTCTTACAGCCTCTGTAAAAGAACCCATGGTTCGAATAGATTTGCCATAAGAATTGATATTCTTTTTAAATTTCTCAATCGAGGTCATCTATTTATTACCCTTTCAAATAAGATAAAAATAAAGATAAAAAAGGAAGTAGAGAATAATCTCTACTTCCGAATATTATCTTAACTTCATCTACTAGTTTTCAAAACCAGGGATAGCCGCTGCCGCAGATGCTGTTGTTGTAGCAGGTTGAGCTTGTGGAGCTGCTACAGGAGCTTGTTGACCAATAGGATTAGCCATGCCTTCAGCAGGGTTAGCTACAGGTTGTTGAGGAGCAGCTTGTGCTGGAGCTACAGGAGCTTGGTAGCTTTGAGGAGCACCCCAGCCACCAGCTTGAGGTTGTTGCATTTGCATACCCGCTACTGGTTGTTGAGGTTGTTGGTAACCACCATTCCAGAATGCACCGTTCATTTGAGGGGCTGGTTGAGGAGCCCATTGTTGTTGTTGCATACCAGGGTAGCCATAACCATACATAGGAGCACCAGTAGTAATAGCACTTAAACGATTCAATGTGTTGTAATCGTTAGCATAACCATAACCACCTTGAGCTACATTCATGGAACCATAGTAGTTCAAAATGTATTCAGCGGATTTATCCCACATTTTTGGCAATTGGTCGATAACCGTGCCAAATACATACAATTTGTCAGCCAATTCTGGAGAGATTGGACCCCAGTTAGCTTTCATTGTATTCCAGATATCGTTGAATTGGGAAACTACGTGACGAACGTTGTTGGACAATTCTTTACGATTTTCGTTGGATGGCTCAATATAATTAAACGTTTCATGGCAGATACCGCATGTGCAAGAGCCGTCTGCATTCGCACTTAATGTAGATTGACCGTTGTGATCACGGTGGTTACATTTGTAACGTGCGATTTCTGTAGCGTCTTTTGGTGGTTGGAAGAAAGCTTCCATATCACGAGTATTGCGGTTACGAAGAGCGTTGATTTCGTCTTGAGTCAACGTAGAGTTCATAGGCATATTCGTGTTTTGTGGTGCCATTTGAGCTGCCATAGGTTGAGGCCATTGTGGTTGCATACCCATACCATAGCCATAACCACCCATCATTGGTTGTTGAGGTTGTTGATTGAAGTTGTTGTAATTGTTAGTCATTGTTTTATCCTCCTGACTAAAAATGTGTGTAATATAAAAATATTTTTTAAAATAAGATTTTCTTATTTCATAACGATATTATATAGTTATAATTCAGTTTAACTATATTATTTTTTAAGCTCTTCGCTTACCATACCAAGTGGTAATTCAGATGGTTTTTTAGTCTTGGCATAGTTGTTGCGATAAGCAGAGTGTTTATTCACATCCAATGGATCGAAGAGAGCGGCTTTAATAAGACCACCGATACTGTCATCGATTGGAATTACTTTAGCACCATCACCAACACCATGAGCGGATGGGAATTTAGCTTTCAATACTGCTAAAGATTGACCAAATGATTCTTCAGTCAATTGAGTCCACATCTCTTGAATATTGTCATAGTTAGATGCGGATAACATACCAGCATAGACTTTACGTCCAGTACCAGCAGGTTCGAATCCTGTTCCTTTTTCATTTGTAGAATAATAGAATAGAATTTCGTTATCATCGTCCCAAATGAAATGCTTGTGGGCTCCACTTAAGATTACGTCATTATCTAAACGAATACAAAGTGGTTCAGCGATGTTCTTTTTGAGAGATTCACTATATCTCAAGACGCTCATGAAAGCATCTCGTAGAGCGATAACTTGTGCTTTTTCCATTATTTCACCTCCATGCGATAAAAATAGCATCATACTCATATAAGAGTATTCTTACAATATTGTTAGCCGGATATTAAAAATTAAATTATAAATTTATACTGCTTTAATTTTACACCCATACTAATCAAGTATCCTAAATTACCATTAGAAGCTACCATATCGTTGAAGCCAGATAATGCAATATCGTAAACAGCTAGAAGTTCTCCATCTGTTTGCATTACAGTAAAGATATCTTGAGAACCATATTTCTCATAGAATTCTTTAGTTGCATTATAATGAATCAAAGCATTCAAGTGTAAAGTTTGTAACGCTGGGATTACGATGTGAGTTACGAAGTCATATGTGAAATACTTATTATACTTTTCAGTAATATTTCCATATGCTAAGTCCTTAAGTAATAATGGTACTTTCTTCATCAAACGTTCAGGGCGTTCCATTACCATAAAGGTATCACCTTTGGATTTAATCAAAGGGTCGAAGAATGCAGAACCATAATTATTCTTCTTATTAGGTTTAGCCATTATTTTCCTCCTCATCACCATACAAATCCCAACGATAGAATGCTTCAATACGAGCTTCATATGTATCTTCACCAAATTCAGGATCAATTGGATCTAATTCAATGATTTGCTCTGCTTTATCTAGAATGAATTCATTCCATACAGATAAATCGAAACCTTCATCAGAACCATTGAAGATAATATTATTCCAGTCGGATTCGGCTAGCATATTATTTTCTAAAAGCATTCTGATGAAAGAATAGAACGAGATACCATCACTGATCTTTTGAGAATCAGAGATGATCATAGATTTGAACCAATTGATAGAATCTTCACCATAAAGATCTGGTAGATTCTTAATAATCTCTTTAGCCGCATTACCACGACCTTCGATTACTGCATAGGTTCTTTCTTGTTCCACTGGAGTATCAGAAGATTCACTAAATTCAATTAGTAATAGATACTTCTTGATCTCAGAAGGAACGATAGGTTTGTTTTCTTCATCCAAGAATACAAATGGTTGGATAAAGTCAGTTCTTGTTAACTTTTTCATAGGTGTGCTCCTTTCTATATTAAAAATATAATCCATAGAGTTAATATTACTCTACCATATAGATATTATATAATCGTATAGAATTTTATTATATCCGGATTTGAATATCCATGTCCAGAATACACTGGACAGGATAAACACTAAAAGCCAGAATAATACAAATGCGGTCTTTTTCATAGCACTGCCAATATACAGAATACAACTAGAGCAGCTATGATAATAGATTGAATCATTACTACATATTTCAATACTTTCTTACCAGAAATACCATTGTCGTCTAATTCTACATGATGATATGTACAGCCGCCACCGTTTTTGATATCATAGAACATACAACAATAGCACATTCCTTGGGAATTGAAGTGCTGTGCTAATGGTCTACCAGAGTGCTCGACAAAGCCGAAGCACACATCTCTTTCGAGAATAGCTGGTAGATCTTTATTATTATCATATTTACGAGATTTCTTGGATTTCTTTTCCATAATCTCTTTATTAGCTTCTTTGACCTCAGCCAATGTACTTGCATCGACTGTAGAATCTTCACAGGAAGTTGCTTTGTAATTAGTTTTAGTTAAATCTAACTTCCTATGGCGTCTTTGTTTTACTTTACGACCCATTAACTTCCTCCTACCATATAATATCTATCATAAAAGCCATAATTATACCTAATATAATTATGCTAAGGGCAAAGACTTTAGCATCGTCCTTAAACATATTCAATCCCTCCAGTATACAAACAATGCCCAGATATAAGTTAAAACAAAAGAGGTTATAAATACACCGATTAACAATACTCGATTATTTATAATAAATTCTTTTTTGCTATTTATATCAGTTGTCTCTGTTGGAGGAATTGATTTCTTCCTTTTGAAATTTATATTAGCTATAGTCAATTCCTTGAAAGGAAATTTACACTCATTGTAGTACTGATTGTAATGCCTACAACCAGTACAACCATTTTCAGGAACAAATCTAAGACGATTATGTTTCTTAGCATTCCTGAATTTAGGACATCTCTCCTGCTCCACTTATTTCACTCCCTAATAGAACTTCTTCGATTTTAATACATAGATGCAAGTATTACTGAATCGGGTGATACCTACATAATCTAAGTTTCTATTGATATTCTTATTCATGTATTCAGAAATATAAATACCGTTTATGAACTGAGAACCTTGGGATATATGAGTGGTAATAGCATAACCTAATTCAAATAATTCACCAGCTGGACGATAATGACCACTCTTAAACATGTCTTTATCTTCATAAGCGGCGTTGAAGTATTTGAAATCACATTTCAAGTCTCTAAATACAGATGGGAATAGATTTGGCATAAAGTCTATATGGAAACTATCTGAAGATACTCCCAATACAGATGGTTCATTGATCACTCTACCAGTCAAACCATTAGCTAGACTGATACCATGCTCAGATCTCAACCAGTTATTCTTACGACAAATCAATTGTTCACCATAAGCTGGTATCTTAAGCATAGGATCTACACCACAGAGTTCTCTCATAAAGCGATTATATCGTTCTCTTGTTTTATTACGACCACAGATTACAATATCTGCTATCTTAAACATATCTGGATGTAATTCATCTTCATAGATTACATTTACATCACCATACAATCCACGATGGATTGGTTGATTATTTAAAATACGGTCTGCAAGATACACAATCGCTGAACTTTGGGCTTGTCTCATAATGGTATTGAGCACATGAACCTTACCATCATATAAGTATGCTGGTCTATCTGCTACAGGAGGTAATTGGTTTAAATCCCCTGCGGCAATAATCTTAATTCCACGAGATTCTATTTCTTTCTTAAGAGAATATGGAACAGAACCTGCTTCATCTATACATATCAACTTCTTACCAATAAGAGGAGTTGGTACAAATACTAGTCTTCTTTTTGGTCTATTGAAATATGGGTCTATATTATCATAATCATATTCCCACTTAGGTTCAAAGAGCCATGAATGAATTGTCTTAGCATTCATTAACCCTTTAGTTCTAAGAACGATAGCGGCGGCACCTATATATGCCATAGGTGCAACCTCTTCTGGCATTAAACCAAGACGTCGAATTATCTCCATCATAACAACAGATTTACCTGTTCCGGCTTTGCCAGAATATTGAAATACTTGTTCTGATGAATTATGATAAAAATCAACGGCGGCTTGAACAACTCTTTCTTGTTCTTGACTTAATTCTATCATAATTATCTCCAAATTAAATTTTTCTGAATACAGTTATTAACCCATCTGGGTTTTCTGGTTGTTCAAATTCTTCATAAGTACCAATATCCAATTTAGATAAGTCTCTGTATTCAAAGACATTAGCATCATCGATTTTATAAATCAAATCTAGATATTTGATACAATCACGATGATATTCATTACCAGATAATTCATACATATTATCGAATTTGATTGTAGCATGACCAAGATCATTCATCTTAGCATTAGTTACGTTTAAGAATAAGATTCTATCTGTGTCTTTGTTAAGGTTTACTTCAAGGAACCAACAAACACAATTGATACAAAGTTTAATATCATTATAAGGATCAAATAGTTTAATCCCTAATGGTAATTCTGGTACAGCTTCTGGATCTCCAGTAGCCATAACAGCTTGTTCCTTTAGTCTATTATACATTCCATAGTCGATGTATTTATTACCATCGTATGTGAAGTATAATAACTCATTATTTTCTAAAGACTCCTCGGAACATAGGAGATTATCATTGATAAATGGGATAAGACCCAATCGTTGAATCATACGATCTGAAAATAATTCAGCATTATGATTCATAGTCTCATAATATCGTTGCTGTTTAGCTAACTCTTTCTTGGTTATACGAGGCATTTGGAACTCCTTCTTTAAATCATTCACATAAATATAATAAGAAATTACTTATTCATATTTATATTATATACCCAAGTTCTATTTTATCCAAGGAGGTAAATTTAGATGGCTTATAATGATACATACATTGCTGTATTACTAACAACCTGTGATAAATACACTCCAGGGAAACAAACTTTTCGTATTCAAAGCTTAGTTGGTCTCAAAGAAAACTCTAATCAAATAGAGAAGACTGAAAACCAAGGTGGTAATCTTTTGAATAAAGAAACTGACCATCTACCTTTAGGTAGTGCCAATACATCAGCTGTAATCACAATTGATGTACCTTATGAAATCTCAAGAAGATTTCCTGTTAAATTTATCCCACCAGGGACTCGTTTCTTAGTATCGTTCTCTTCTGGTGATATCAAAAATCCTATCATCGTTGGAGGTGACTACTAATGTCGTATTATGATTACTCTAATTTAACTGCTCCCGAAAATGCCCATACGTTATCCGAATTTGTTACTGCTGGTAAAACCCATGCCGAAAATCGGTATGTTGATTTCTGCTATATGGAGAAATTGGGAAGTATTAATTTCGTGGTACGAAATATTTTGAGGGATTATATAGAAGAACTCAAGGAAGAAACAATCGAATGTACCCTAAGCCTTGAGGAGCAGTTAAAATATAGATATAATCCTAAACACCTAGCACTAGATATTTATGGAAGTACAGATTTATACTTCATTATCTTGATGCTTAATGACATGATTGATGTCAGAGAGTTTAGAGATATTCATAAAATTAGATTACTTCGTAGAAGTACTCTAATGGATATGATTTCTAAGATCAATACATCTGAAAGAATTAATCTAGAGAAGTATAATGCTAAGCATTCACATCTGTAGATTCATTCTTATCCCATTTAACGATAAATCTAACGTCTACTCTATCACCGTATAGATTAGTCCCAGAACCTTTAACTACAACTTCATAACCAAGTAATTCGTAATAGCCAATAATATCTTCTAGGTCTTTCTTTTTGAGTACAGCTAATTTGCTGTACTCAAATATTTGCTCTTTTTGAGTCTTAGCATTTTCAATCAATGATACAATCTCTTCATTCATAGCTTGAATGAAAGCTGTTGCTGTGTCAGAATAGTTTTTGAATTCTGTGATGATGTTAAATGCATCTTGTGCTGTAATCATGGGTAATCCTCCTGATTTTAAAAATATAATTTATATTAAGCAAGGAATGAGATTACTTTAATCTCACCATTACTCATATCCATATCATCCATTACATACAATGGCTCTTCTATCATACTGAATGGGTGTAATAATTCAGATTCGTCAACCACTATTTCCTCTTTTGGTTCATTACGAACTACTGTAGGTTGTGGTATAATATCTAATTCATCTTCACTATCTAAACCCATGAACGGACTTGGCTCTGTCAGTAATTTATTTTCTCTTTCTGGTAATTTTACACTACCATCAAAGCGATACATTTCTGATGGAGCTCCGTTCATAATATCTTTCTTACTACCACTAAGGTTAAGTACACTCAATGGTGAAGCAAGCTTAGAATCTTCTACTAATTTAATAGTATTAGTTTTGTCAAATGGTTGGAAGAAAGTCCTATCAGTTGCTGTGCATTTATAACGAGTCTTAGTTACTTTGAAACCCATATACTTTTCTTCACCGACCCATTGTGGAACGATAAAGATAGTAGCATCTACGTTTTCATCGATAAGGCTAGACTCACCGATATTAGCACGACCGATACCATCAGTAACATCTTTCTTAGAATTATTACGAATTTCATCTACAGTTTTAGCACCCTCACGGTTAATTTGTGATGCGGTGATTACTGGAATGTCAAATCTATTCGCAAAGTTTTTCAAGTCATTGATTACTGCACCTAATTTAAAACGTTCTTCCATTTGATAATTATCAATTGGTTTAATACGTTTAATATAGTCGAATAATACCCCAATGACTTCATATCCTCTATTTGCAAAGTCTTCTGTCATTTGATGTAAATAACTTACATCGACAGAGTTGATTGGTTTATAACGAATCGCCATATTAATTGGAGAAGATTCATTAACTACCATACCCTCTTCAGCTAGTTGCTCTAATACTTGGTCTGTTGTGAACTCAGCCATATCTTTGTCTGTACCACAAGAGATAGTATATAAAGAATCAACAGCTTCTCTCATTGTATTTTCCATTGTGAAGAATAACAAGAGAGGTTTCTTAGTTTTATCTTTGCATTTGAAGTTTGTATTATACTTCTTAATTTGATAGAAGATATTAAGTAAGGTTGTCGTTTTACCTTCACCTGGTAAACCAAATAAACAGTAAACACGAGAACCTTCGAAACCACCAGAAAGAATATCGTTAAACCGATGCATACCAGTTTTCAATTTGTAAGAAGGTTGTTTCTTACGATTGATGATTAAATCTAATGGTCCTCTTGGATTAGACAATAAGAAGTCTGTTTCATCTGTATTTGTATCAATATAATTTTCATTGAATTGAGTAGATGCACCATTAATTATTTCTTTAATACGCATTGCATTTTCGAAATAATTTTCAGGACTTCCGTTTATATAATCCGCGATGGATAGATTCAAACTTTCGATAGTTTTATTTACAGTTTGAGTATCTAATATATTTGTAACAACATCTTCTACCCATTTAACTTCACCATCAGAAAGTTCTTGGAAAGATGGGATATCTAAATTTTCGTATTTATTACCAACTAATCCACAGATTGTAGTTATTAATAAATCACGTCCAATTGTAGACCCGTATCTTAATCTAAGCTCAAGTGCATCTATAGCAAACATGTATCTGAGCATCATAGATTCGTTTTCGCTGAAGTGTTTTACTTCACTAGCCTTTAATACTTTCAATAAGTTTTCAAGACCAGTAACTCCAATCATTTGATTTTCGCTCAAAGCGTATTCACAGAACTTAGTAAACATTTGGATGTTGTAATTCACATTCAAACGTACTGTTTGGTTTCTTTTTGTACCATACTTACTGGTTCTACGCCGCTGTCTTTCACGGATAGTTTCTGCCATCGTACCACAATTCCTTCCCAAGAATTAAAATTAAATATTTTGTAAGATTCCGATTAAATCTTCGTAAGTCAAAAATACGCTTCCCTCGGATTGATTAATATATCGAACCAATTTATTCTCCGGCGTAATATTCTTATCGAATAGATAATCATAATTTTCGTACTCGTTTTGAATCTCTTGAAGATTCTGTACTATATTGTCATTATGAATTTTAGTTTCGATTTTTACGTTAGGATTATTCCGATAAAATGTCTGAATAATCTCTAAATTCTCTGGATTAGATTCAGTAAATCGAACTCGAAGATATTTAATATCTTCTTCTTTCATAGTTTGAGCAATATATGCTATCATATCTTTAGGATCTCCATTAATCATGGAATCCATATTGATAGTAATATACTTATCAGATATGATTGGTTCATAATGAACGGCATATTGTCGAGTTCTCATATCTTGCATCATGATGATGAAGCCTTTTTCTTCTTCTTCACCAAATTGCCATCTGTATGGAGAACCACAATAGTAGAAATGTTTTGCATAACATCCAGGTGTATGCACATGACCAGATATAATTGGACCAGCACAGTGTCTGAAATGATCCATATAAAATAGTGGTTCTCTGTCTGAATTCAAATTAGGTATATCTTTACCAAAGATAGCACCCACGAATGTACCATGCATATAACATGCATCGTAGAATCCAGATTGGTATAAGAATTGCTCATAATATTCAGAACCTTTACCATATAATTCTGGAATACAAAGAATTCTTTTACCTTTGACTGTTTCGAATTTAACTTCTTCGATAATCCGAACATCTGTCCCATTTGCTATAGCTTGTTCAGCCATAGGGTAGAATAATTTTATTTGATCTGCATCATGGGAGTAAGTACCGGCAATAATTAGCAATGTAGCATTTTTAATTGCACATACTTTGATCAAATCAGAAATAAAATAACAAGCTAACGAAACAGATTCGGAGTTAGCCATAAATTTATGATGAAAAATATCACCATTAACCGATACTATATCCAATATCGGTAGGGTCATAAGTCGATCTATGAATTGGTCTTTTAGTAGTTTATATTGCTCTTTTGGATCCATAGCTCCAAAATGTATATCCGATATATGGGCTTCAACGAAAAAATCTTGCATATTATCCCCCTAAAATTGTCTTAAAGTGTCTCTTATGGTCGTGTTAGAGCAACTTTACATTTTAATTTGAGAACTATATTGTAAGGAAGAAAGATACTAGTTTTGTTTCCTCTTATAAAATATATACCTTAATCAGTCACATTTTGTTTTACACAGCCATAACAAATGTGAACTTACAGAATATAAATTTGGTGATTAGTTTATATTCGTTTTTAGCCTGCTGACTAAAAAGATACTTGACATGATATAGACCGTTCGTGTTGGTTTTAAATATGGTTTTTAGTTGATTAACATATTTAAAATCAGGTCTATAAAAACTCCTATGCTTAAATAACTACTGTTGTTCGTTTATAGTAACTTTCCTTATAGATAATATAAATTCTTTAGTTTGTTTGATGGCCAAACTAAAGCTCCTTGTGGACCTTTCTGTCTTACACTACTTAACATGACTCTTAATACTGTACGTTTAATGCCAAACTAGTATCTTCTTCCTTAAGCGTACATTGCTGCTCCAAACTAATGATGTGTGTACTCGGGCTACCCCCCTATGGGGAGTAGACCACCCTACTTTATTTTTTATTACATCAATTTACATATAAATAATTAGAATATAATTGTGGTAACGATTTAGACCATCTTTCATTTATAATACGTCAAACAACAACCTAAACGATTACCCTGTTATACTTCTAATAATTCATAACCAAGAACCCTTCATTTTATTCATATTCGCAAAACATCACATTACCTTTTATATTTTTGATATGGAATAAGATGATGTAATAGAATTAGACTTAACCACATTTCTTATTTTATTTTAGATAAACTGTAAACTTATCAAAATCATATATAAGACAAATCAGAAAAAAGCTAAATACATTATAAATACACACTGTAGATTATCTCAATCTATAGAATTAACTACAAACTTTATAAGTCAATTCTTGGTTCTTGGTTTATTTTGCCGGTTTAGAAAAAACCGGAAGAGAATTTTATGATAAAAGTCCCGTTACCAGATAGCTGCTAACGGAGGCTTTTTCGCAAAATTATTTATTGTAGATTTCGTTAGCTTGTTCTAAGAATAGTTGTACACATATCTCTACTAACTCATTAGTTATTTCAGATTCCAATTGTGGTAATCTATAATTACCTGAATCAATATATCTATTTGGTTTTAATTCATATAATGACCAAGAAACTCTATCGTCATCATAAGGACAAACCTTATATCTCATCAAACGGTTTCTAAATATACCGATATCGATAAAGTACATATCATCTTTAGTTACTTTATAACTTGGTCCTACAAACCTAATCATATTATACTTAAGCTTACTACCAATTGGTTTGTTTAGATATAGACTGTGGGTCTTAGTATTATTTTTACTTAACTCAAACGTCCATAATGCTGCCCAATAGAGATTATTCCTTTTAAATAATCTCTTTATACATGATTTGAAGCTAAGAGTATAGAACCATAATACTATAGAGTAGAGAATAGGAGCAAACCATCTTAGTTTTTGTATAGTCATAGAGTAACCGACTATATATCTTATTAAAATGCGTTCGACCATTTTAGCTCCTTGTATATATCTTTGAACTTATTCTCCATATTTAGGATATAGTTATAGGAAGTTAATAGACTAAAGAACATCTGATGACAATATTCCATAAATTCAGCTTGTTCTGGTATATTCATATCGCAATGAACCACTTCAAACACACTATCACGTTTATCCATTCGAAGTATAGTAAAACCATCAACTTCAATACCTTCGCAATACCATAATAGATATCTATAAGCTGCTAATTGTAAGAAATACTTAAAAGATACTTGATTAGAAGTCTTAAAGTCCATTAAGAATATTCTATCATCTACTGATAATAGTAAATCATAAGTACCACCAAAGTATGGACAAGTTAGAGTCTTTTCAGAACCTAGTACTGTTACTTTGTGCTTATCATTAAGCATTCTCCACCAAGTTTCGAATGATTCAATACAATTCACTGATTCTTGCATCAAATCATGACCTGGTTCAAGGTTTGGTGAATTAGTGATAAGTTTAGCAAGGTAATTGTGTACTTCTGTACCAATATTCGCTGCATGATTTAATACTTTTCTATAACTTTGACGCTTAAATCCTAAACTATTAGCCCAATACATCAAAAAATCATCATGGATAGTTCTCCCAAGAACTGATGTTACTCTTGGGACTTTGATACCGTTACATTCGTAACTACTTTTAAAATCTTTATCTTGTAATACAATATCTTCGATAATTTTGATATAAGATTTCGTTAAATTGTTGTCTAAGACCATTGTTCGACTTATTCCTCCCAATATTATAATATACAATTATTGTAAAAAATAAAAGAAAATGATAGCTACTCATCAATAGAGAATACTTCTGGTGCTTTCCCAAGTAATAAATTGAACATGTGCTCTGGTGTTGGGATTTCTTCCCATCTTTCTGCACCATCATATTCGTGGCGATATAGAATATAATCAACGCTGTAAATGATAATATCGGTATTGACTTCAGCGGTACCTAGCCCATCATCATAATTTTTATTTTTAGCTAAATCCTTGAACATTTCCCAAGTCATAAATTTACAATCTCTAGGGTTTCTTCTATTGACAACGTAAACTACTTCTTCTTCTTTTATCCCTAAATTATCTAATACTTCTAGAGTCTCTTTTAATAAATTAGCCATTTTTATTCTCCTATTAAAAATTATAACTTTTGCATTTTATAATGATGTGCCGGTACAAATAGATTACAAAAACATAGTAGTAAAATTACTAAAATACCCCCGTTTCGTTTAATGAAAGGATGATATATAGTGGCTAAATCTATTACAGATGGTTTTATTTTTCAAAGCTATAAGCTAAATGAACAAGACATGCTTAAAGAAATCATGCATGGTTCCAGAATAGATAAAAACACAACGGAATTTATCGAAGACATTGCTAGTCCAGTAAAACGTAGTAATGCTCCAGCTTATTTGATGAAGATTCTTACTTCTGAAAACTGTGTACTTCTTGTACCAAAGAAACCTTTCCCTCGCCCATTTAAAGTAATTTACTCTGGTGATGGTAGAGATAAAAGAAATAAGAAAATCTATATCGATGTAACTGGATTGGTTAAAACAAATAAAAACAATCGTTTCAATGCTAATATTGAAACATTGATTGCTTATCTTGTATCTGCTAAAGTAAATATGGTTTATAATAAAATTCCTAAGACTTATGTGAATACAAGTAAGAACTTTATCGATTTAACTTACATCTATGCTCGTCTATTTACTCATATTATTGACTTCGTAGGTAATATTTCTAATATTCCTGGTCAAAAAGAAAAAATGATGTATCATGCTGCTCGTTACTTCATTCAATCAGTAGCAGAATTAGATGTAAATGAAGATAAGGTTATTGAACTAGCTGCTAAAGCTGCTGGTGTTCGACCTATTGAAGCTAAGACTCTTTCTATCGTAGCTAATGAAGAAGATTATAAAGATCTTCCTACATTCATTGAGTTTATTAAAGAAACATTCAAACTTGATCGTTTAACTACAACTTTATTCATTGAAAAATGGATGTATTTATATGGACCTGGTACTATCTTTGGTGCTGAATATGTTCCTGCTTTGATTACTATGATTACAGATGCTTTCTGTGGTGTATACTTAAACAATCAAAAGACAATTGAAAAAGTACTTGGTACTAGTCTAGTTTCTTACGGTAAATATATTATTTATACTGAAATTGCTTAGCTAAAGGTGATGTAGGGTATAATTACCCTACATCTTTCTTTGCTTTATTTTATTGAAAGGAGATAACAGAAATTGGATAACTACGTTCATAATCCAGATGAATGGAAAGATACCGAAGAAGAGATCTCTCGTTATTCCGATATAGTATCTCTCACCGAATATAAGCGTACCCAAGCTGCAGAAGCTATAGACAACGTACAAGTTGGTTTAGTTCCTTATCTCGTTAAGCCTGGCTTTAGTACAGATAAGCTACACTTCAAAGATGGTAAGTATAGAACTCTCCATAGACGTAAAAACTTATTCCTTCACTTATATGATATCAAGAATAACTATGTTTATTCTAGAACTTCTCCAGACTTCTTTGAAAGTCTAATGCTAGATGCAGTAGAAAAGGAATATATTACACCATTCTTACTATTTGTAGATGATGTGTTTATCCCATGGTCTAAATTGAAATTGGTTAAATCCAGTAAGTACTTAACTGCTATCATAGATGGATATGATTACGATTATGAACCAAAAGATGTATCTATACTGATGCTTCCTACAAAGGTATCGTATTCTGAAGATAGTTATGCTAAAGATGGTACTAAGATTCAATTCAGATTTAATGAGCGAGGTTTATTTGACCCAACTGGTAATATTGTAATCGGTACAATGCACCCTAAGGCTAAAGTATTAGTATATCGTAATCAAGAATTTAGAAAATTCAAGTTGGATATTAATACTAAGAAGAAGATACCTCGTAGTTCTGTAGCTGTATTTACTCCTGATGGTAAATTTAGTACATACTACCGTGTAGTAACTTATGCTGGGAACTTATTGACTATAGATGATCCGTTCTTCAGAACTCATCCAGTATCTGCAGTAGTCACTTACTTCGATGAAGGCATAGATTCAGAAGATTATATCAATCGTTTCCCTAATAATGTATTAGCTAGACGTATTGCTGCTGAAGAAACTATCACTGATGTCCCAGGTATAGATACTATCGATGTGAAGTTGATGCAAAAGGAATTCGACTTCAAACATCTTCCATCATTATCATATGAAGAGAATATCAATAATTCTATTCAATATATCTTTGACTATGATAAGAATAAGTTTGATCCTATCTTCGATAAGAATAGTACGATGCATTGCTGTGAGTACACTTATACCGATATAGTAAAAAGAATGGATACTGATGGTTGGGTTACAATGAGTAGAGATATTTATGGTAAGTCTAACTTCCATAACGAAACTTATGTAATGATCTTCCATAACAACGAACTTCCAGAGTACTATAAAGACATTGTGTATGAACACGATACATTCAAATTCAAACCTACTAATCTTGGCGTAAATGACTTCATTGAGATCGTATATATTAAAAATATACGTAATGAAGTATTGCCTATAGACCAAGAACACAAGACAGATGAAACATACCTAAACGTATCTGATTATTATATTCCACCAGAAGAGTTATTAGTATATACTAATAAACTAGGTGACCATGCTTTATGTCCTCTTAATATTAAATATGATTATGAGACAGGTAAGGTTAAACTACCTAAAGATGAATATATAAATACAGACCTCTATGTAGGTTCTGTAAACCAATTTAGATATGCTAAGATAAACATCAAAAAAGAAACAAATGCTATTTCTTTACCACTATATTTCAATAGTGCTTATAATCAAGATAAGTTCTTATTATTTATCAATGGTCGTTTATTGAATAGCATTTATTATAAGACTCTAGTTCCTACTTTGTCTGAACCTAAGATCAACTTCAAAGTTATTTATACTATGAAGACAGTTAAACCTACAGATAGAGTAGAGGTATTCTATTTAGGTATGAATACTGGTAAGGGTTTAGAATCATATACCAATAACTTGGTTATCAAGAGTATTATGTCATATGCTACTAGCGATATGCAAACTACTTTTGAAATCCCATTACCATTTAAAGACTATGATGCATCTGCTCAAGGTGCTGTAGCAGTATTTAAACATGGTTTATTCAAATCTCCTGAAACTTATTATACTTATAAAGATGGAGATAAGTGGTATATCACATTCTTAGACCAAGATGATGAATGCATTATTGGTGAAGAAGTAACATTCTTATTCCCATACTATTCAACTAAACCTTATATGTATTCTATTCCTACAGATAATAACTCTACACAATACTTACCTAAGACTGTAACTGTAGCTGCTGATACTACAGATGTAGACTTCGGTGATTTGAATATGATTGATAACCGTTCGGTATTAGTATTCAAGAATTCTCAAATTCAGAAGTCTAATGAATACACTATTGAAGGTTCTCATATTAGATTTACTGATACAGTTAAAGCTGGTACTGATGTAACTGCTGTTATTTGTACAGACAAAAAGAAACTTGAATCTAATAATATCAAGATTTCTCATTATACTTATACCATTACATCTAAAGCAGAAAATCCTATTACTTTACCTAAAGCTAATATACCTGATTCTTATATGGTATTCTTCAATGGTAAATTAATGGATCCTAATGACTATGGTATTACTAGAGATAAGTTGGTTATTATGCACAGAGAAGACTTTAATAGAACTGGTGATAAGATTGAATTTATCTACGCCGAAAATCTTTCTAATAAAGTACTTTCTATAAACTTCTATCCTATTAGTTTAACTATGCCTTATGCCGACTTTGTAGACTTACCAGGATTCTCTCCTATTGATATTAATCCAAATACTATGGTATTATTCGCTAATGGTGAGTATGTAGAACCATCTAAATATACAGTAGATAGAAACTCTATTAACTTTGATTCCGGTATGCCTGCTGGTACTAAGATTACTGTATACTTTGCTTATGAAACTTTAAATAGATACTATACTCCTTATAGCTTATCTACTTCCATTGATAAGAATAAATTTGTCATGGATGAAGCTAAAGTTAAAATTGAGCAAAAAGGTCAACGTAGATTTACTATTCCTTATCCAGAGAATAATAAAGAAATTCCATTCATTATCCATATGCGTGGTATCTTCATTCCAGCTGATAATTATACTATCACTATGGATAGAAGTGCTATCGTATTTGAAGATGGATTAGATGAAAAACTTATTCCTGGTCAACATGTAAGATTTGTCTTCGTATATAATGGTAATGGTGCTTATGTAAATAAACATGAATACACTAGCCGCATATCTGAAGGTGAAACTACTATCCATCTACCAGAGTTGTTTAAATCTGAAGTAGATTATAATGACTACATGATGTTATTCTATGATGGAGTATATCTAGATAAGAATAGATACTATATCGATTCAGATAATCGTGTAATTACACTTACAGATATTCCTAGATATGGTGAAAATCAACGTCAATTCTCTGTAGTATTATTCCATACAGGTTCTGATGAAAATGGTACTATTAATTATCTTCCTAGCTCTGGATTCTTATATCTAGATATGGATAAGATTGATAGAAATATCACTAAAGAGAATACAATGATCTTTATCAATGGTAAGAAGATAGCTAAACATCAATTGATTGATGTAACTAACTATCTAAAGAAACTTACTATGGATATTAAAACTAGATTTGGTATGGAGATTATCAATCTTTCTCCAAAAGTATTTGAATTGAAAGATAGATATAATGAAATTAAGCGTGAAGTTAAAACTGCTTGTCATGTAACTATCAATCAAACTCCAAATCAAACAATCAGAGTTCGTTGTAATGGTTCTATCTTTAGTTCTAGCTTCACAGCTAAATCTGGAGATATAATCGATGTATACGTTCAACCAGTAAATGGTTATGTAGCTGGTAATCCTTCAGTTACTACTATGGCTTTAACTGGTGATGTAACTATTGAAGCAACTCCAGCTCTTAAAGGTGATTTACAAACTATCACTATCAATCAATCTGATAATCAATTGATTTCAGTTCGTTGTAATGGTGAGATTTATACTAAATCATTTAAAGAAATCAAGGGTATGAGTTTCGTAGCTAATATCGAATCTACAAACCCTAAATATAACCATGGTACTTTAAGTATTAAACGTGGTACTATCGGAGATACTCCAATAGTAATTGAAGCTACTCCAGCTACAGTTAAAGATGTTATATTTGAAATACCTGATCAAAACTTAGAGTATCAAACTTTCGCAGCATATCTCTATGATGATACAATGACTAATATACTACAAACAATTACCACTCCTGGTATTTATAATGCTAAGTATGGTCAATTTGTATCTGTATCTGTAGAAGCTGCTCGTGGTTATAAACCAGGTGGTTTGGATATCTATGGTGAATATGGTGCAGTTGAATTAACTAAGGATAAAACTATTATCTCATTAGGTACTCCAATTGGTCCTATTAAATATAATATTCAAATCCCTAAATATGATAATCAAGATATCGTTGTAGCTATTAAACCTAAAGACGAAGATTTATTCAATTACTACACATATAAATCTAAAAAGGTTGAAGCTCAATATGGTGATACCTTCGATATTAGTATTACTCCATTAAGCACTTATGTTGCTGGTAAGGTTTATACTAACTATGAAAATAGATTAACTGGTATTATCGATAAGGAATTGGTTATCAGTGCAGACCCTGCTGAACTTCGTACAGAATTGGTCACTATTTCTGTAGATAGTGATCCTCATGCTGAGATTAAAGCTGTATTGGACAGTGGTGCTATCATCAATGAAGGTCAATCTATGTCTGTAATTAGAGGTACTCATTACCGAGTAGAATGTGATGTAGATTATGACTACTCTACACCTTCTTTAAATACTTGGGAAGGTACTGCTGATGTAAATACAGAGATCAAAGTATTATATCCTGCAGAAAAATTAACTGCTGGTGATAGATCTAACCAAGCTTATATTGATTTACAACCTAAAGATGGTTGTATGATCACTGTATTTAATAAGACTACTAATAAATCTCATATCAATTCCTTCTGGTGTAACTATGGTGATGAATTGGTATTCAAGTTAACTACAGAAACTGAAGGTTTGTATACTAAGCTTAACGTTCCTGATAATATGACTATCAATACTCTTCGTAGAGTTGTGGTTACTAATAGTTATCCTATCCCATTATCTCAAGTTGATTATACTTCTTACTTAAATAAACCTAAAGGAACTAAGGTAAATATCCATATTGATAATCCATTAGATGCTTTCTATGAAATTACATTGATTGATGGGTCTGAAGAAACACATTCTGATATGGAAAATATTCCTATTGGTACTTCTATCTCTGTTAAACTTACTCCTCTTGCAGTAAATCCTGGTAAGTTATTTATTAATGGTATCTATATCCCTGAAGGTGTCAGAACTATTAACGTTGGTACTTATGATAATGCCGATATCTTGACTCAATGTACAGAATTGACTGTATCTTGTTCTACTGGATATCCAATTACTACAGATACCGATCCAGATACTAATAAAGTTACTGTAGTTGATAGACCATTGGCTATTATTATGACCGATAGTCAAAACTATGAACACCAAACTATTCACTTATATAGATATGATGGTAACACAGGAACTCAAAAAGAAGTTACTTTACCATATACTATTAAAATGGATACAGAAAATAACTTGGTTGAATATAGAGCTGTAAGTATAGCTGACGAAGGATACATTCCTGGTAAGCTCAATTACAATATAATCAAACCGATCGAAGGTGCTACATATATCTTAGACTGTGATGATGCTAGAAAGATAGGTGAATAATATGGATAATAACAATAGAAAGCTTCAGCTTATAGAAGTATTCTATAGCTACTATGAACAACTTATCAATCAAGCTGAAATAGTTTTAAGAACAGATACTGAACGTGGTATCGGTGGTGTCGCTACTCCAAATTATACAGTAACTATTCAGAGCAAACCTGGGGTTACCGTTAAGGTAATTACATATAAAGGTGGATTTACTACACATACTTCTACTTTCTCCGCTCCTAAAGGTACAGCATTTACTGTATCTTTAGAGGGAGAAAACTCTTCTAAATATATGCTTTCATTAACGGGTGGTGTATTAGTAGAAGACGTAACGATTTCTTTATTAAGTAAAGAAGATATGGCACGTTGTGCTATTATCATCGATGAACCTTTTGGTAAAGATCAAGTTATTCTTACTAAGAAACAAGGTAGTGAATATTTACCTTTAGATTCTTACTTTGCATATCCTGGAGATAGAGCAGATTTCATTGTTCATGTACCATGGAAGCGTAAATATGATCCAGGTATTTTGAATATTACTAGTATTCCTGTTATTCAAAAGAATACTAATATGATTTATGCTACTCCTCCTGTATTAAAGAGTGACTTCGATCCTAATATAATTGAAGTAACTGTCAATAATAAACCTCATCAAACTATCCATGTATATACGACAGATAAGTCTAATACAACTACAGATAATACTAAAACATTTAGATCTGAACCTGGAATTAGGTATACTATTGAATCTAAAGCAGAACCTGGTTGGGTTGCTGGTAATATTCATGTGAAGAATGTTTATGGTGAATCTATGGTTTCTAATGGTAAATTTGATATAGATGCTATAGTCACCGTAGATGATGCTAAAATTCAGTATGTTAAATTGAAGATTTCTCAAAAACCACATCAAACTATTAAAGTTAAAGTGTGGAATGAAGATGGATCTGCTTTTAAAGAATATACTGATGATGCTTTAGTTCAAGTTAATAGCAGATTTGAAGTATCTATTACACCAGAAGCTAATTATAATGCTGGTAAGTTAAATGTAACTAGTGGTAGAATATCTAAAGATGGTAATACTATCTATGCTACTGATGCTACAAGAATGCTAATTACAATTACTATACAACCAGCTGAGCATGGTACTTACTTTGTAAATACCGTTGAAAATGGTAAGACTGTAAAACATACAAATTCATTTAAAACTACAGTTGGAGCTGCTTATGAAATAGTAGACACTCCAGATATCTGGTGGCGGTATGATTTCAATAAACCACTAAAAGGTACATTTGATAATGATACTACCATTTCAGCTACAGCTAAAATTTGTACAGATTATGAATTTGATATGACTGTAGGACAAGATGGTGGTACACATGGTGTAAATATCATTAAATCATGGAATCCAAATTCAAGAGATCCATTATATGGTGCATTTAGTAAATGGTATATCATGGATGCTTTTCAACTTAATGTGAGACGTGGTGTAGCTAGACTTTGGTTAGCCTTTTGGGGTGGTGGAAGTGTAGCTGGTTTGTTTAAAACTTGTACGTTCGAAATCCTTATAGATGGTACATGGTATAAAATACTAGACCATGAACCGAATAGAAACTTTGATCGTAGCGGTGATATAAATAAAGAATTCTATTTGAGAAGTCCTTTATATAGACCATTGCAAACAGTTTACGAAAGTGTAGGAAAGACCTATCGGGTAAGAATGCACATCGATGTATAAAAAATAAAAGAGAATATTACCGTACCCAATATTGGGTACGGTATATATTTTTCTTATTGTTTAACTTTGATTTCTAAGTTATCTTTGATACGGCTACACATCAAATGAACAACCTTTAGAAAATAGCAATCAGGGATTTCAACTCCTGCTGGAAGGTATTTGTGTCTTGTTGAATATAAATACATAGATAGTTTATTTTCAGCATCTAGTAGATACAGAATATCCTTAGTTGTATAATTATTAGATACAATATTTTCTATAGTATCTAATATGTATAGACCTAGACTAAATATATTTATATCTTCTGAAGTTACTTTCATATATACAGTACCGCAATTTTTCATTTCTGTACCGTTTGCGGCAATAACATACCCAGGTATATAATTTTGTCTCAATAATTTAAGAGTGGTCTTCAAACCTTCTCTAGCATTATCAATTTCTTGGTTACCAATTAGTTTTGACATTCTTTTTCCTCCTAATAATAATCTCTTCGTCGTCAATATAAGAATCTGCTAAGCCAATAACTTCATCAATGAGAAGCATATTATACTCCTCTTTGTTTCTTATTTCGGATTCAGGAACGTAGAATTTAGATTCTAAAACAGCTCCAATGGTAACGATCTTGAGGAAGTTTTTTCTAAAATCATTCCCCAATTCAAGCAAATACGCTGCTGAAACTAGATTTTTTGCTTCATAGAAAAGCTCTCTTATATGCTTTTCTTCAATTTTTCTAATTTCTTTTTCGATGCTGTCTTGTAAAGACATTAGATCCTTTCTGTCCATTTCATCTTTCTCCTTTTTACTAAAACTAAAACCTACACGATTAATTACAGATTGTTTATTTT